CAGTAAATGTTGGCCCAAGTATTGCCTTTACAATATTCTCTGGTTGGTCTTCAAGAACTTCAGTTTCAAGTGTTTGTTTCCTTCCACTAGCAAACAATTTGCCAGATTTTCCTACTCTTGTTTGTAATCCCCTCACCAATCCACGTTTCCAATCCATAAAATTTCTTCTGAATAAAACAGGAACTTCTTCATTATTTGCATCAAATCCCTTTTCAAGAACCTCAAAATTTATCGCAGATGCCATAGTTGTCAATAAAATATTTCTATAAATCCCTTTCCACTTTGATTGTTCCTCACTAGGACTCCAAAAATTAAACTTTGCAAGTTTAAGATTATCAACAATCATTAAATCAAGTTGGACATTTTTATTTTTCTGTTTACCATCAGTATTTGCAATAGGCCATTCAAGAGATATTACACCAGTTCCTTTATTAGAAACTGTGGTCTTGGAGATTTTACTTACTTTATTTGAAATAAAATCGAATAGTTCATCTGCAAGTTGTATGCCATTTGCTCTTAGGACTTTATTTGCATCGATTGCTATATCAATATCACCAGAAGAACCACCTGGCAATTTTTTTCCAGTAGAACCAAGCAATCCAGTATCTTTATCAGAAATCTTTAAAACTTTGATAATTCCTTTTGATATAGACTCTAAAGTATCCTTGACATTCTCTTGGTTAATTCTATCAACACCTTTGACAGCTTTACCACCTTCCTTTATATATTGTTTAAAACTAAACATTATCCAATCCTTTTTGTGTGCATTCTCGTATTTGTTATTTTCACACCTGCCCTGACCTTGGTATTATTATATGTCTTGATATTTGTCTTGATTTCCTCATCTTCGATCACCATTTGTAATAGGTTAGAGTCTAACTTATGAGTCTGGATACCTAGTTTTGACAGTTCAGTGAGCGCTACCTTTAATTTTTGGTTAAGACCAGTGCCGGGGTGGTTTCGGTCAATGTCATCAGTAGTATAGTTGATCTTCGCGTTCTTGTTGAATACACCTTTAGTACCCACAAAGAACTGACCATTCTCAGGGTTAATACCCGCGAAGATAGCTGGGGCGCCATCCCACTTAACAGTCACATTCACACTGGATTTGGAAGATCCAGCCAACATATCTCGTAGGGACTGAAGGAAGTTGATTGCTCCTCTCGTTCCTACTACATGATTATTTAGAACCTCATCTTCTAAGTGTTCTAAATGTAAATTCTTGGCCTCTGTGAGGAAACCAGAAAAAGTAAACATTATTGGGCCTTAGTATGTGGAGCAGACCAAGAGGACTCTGATTTACCATATAACAACATCCCTAGTGCAACTTTATGTAAAGTATCTATACTTTTTTTCTTTATTGCTGCAAAAAATGTTCCTAATCTAATTGTTTGAAACCTTATTGAAACTCTTGTTTGCATTTGACTTTCTTCTAATTTCTTTTTATGAGCATATTCTGCAAGATAATTTAAGAATGCTTGCTCATCTAAAAGTTTAGCATAATTTGCAGGAACTGCAGTGCTGGCATATTCCATTATACCAGAATCCCTCAATGTTGGCCAAGTTCGTTTTATTACATTAAATGCTTGTTGTCCTCTCTTAGTAAATTCATATTTTCCTCTTCCATTTTCTGGTTTTCTTGGATTATATCTACCCTTATATGGAAATACTTCTTTAACAAGTATTCCTTTGACACGTTCTACAGCTGTAACATATTGAGCTTTTCCACCCATGAGAAAATCTAAATATTTTAAGAATACTTTACCATGCGCTGCAAGAGATTTTTTCTTTTGAGCTTCCCCTCGTATAAGTGAAGTTGCTTTTGCATCAAATACTCTATACATGACAGTATAACCCTCTAAATAAGCACCATCGTATTCTGCAGGAACATTCTGTGCAAATAAATCACCAAAATGTAAATCAAAATCTGTAACATCATACTCTGGTCTTTCCCCTTTCATATTAATTTTATTTATTTTATTAGTGCCTAGTTTCAAGGAAACGCCTATACAACCTTTTGATTCCTTTATAGAATCTTCTAGGTAATTATTTAATTCTGTCAAAGTTCCGACTTTTGGAACATCTTCATATTCTAACCAAACATCTGCAGGATTCCATTTATCTTTATCAAAAACTTGATCCGGCACCGATGTTGGAAAAACTTTTCTTGCAAGTTTGACTATAGGTAATTTTGGTAAATCTTTCACGAATCTTAATGGTGTATTTTTTATTTCTTTAACAAATGACGTACATTGTCCCAAATGTGAATCTACCCATTTTTGATTACCCTCTGAAAACAACCAATTAACTAAATTAGATGCTTTCTTTTGATCTAATGTTTTTCCAGATTCATCAAATACTCTTGAATAAACTATCGGCAATAACATACCTTCTTCAAGGTCTTCGGATGTTTTTATTGTATTATCATTGTAAAGTGCAGATAAAGCAAGTAACCAAGAAACTTCTTGTGTGATTGTTGATGCTGATCCTCTACCTTTCACCCCTGTTGCAAGAACTGCACCTCTCTCTTTTCCATCATAAGTAAATACAAAAGTATTGTAAGATCCACTTTTACTGCCGGGTTTATGTGGTCCAATTATTCTAACTTCACCAACTTCTGGAAATGTATCTTTAATTAATTTGATAAATTGTTTATCTGACAATTTCTTTATGTTTTTTAATCTCGGTTGAGATGCTTTGCCGGGACTTGGGCCTACTTTTCCAGTTGCAACTAATGCATTATGAATTTTAGTACTTTCAATTAATTCTTGATTTTCATAAACTTCTGAAATAGCCCTATGAAAACTAGTTTTATACTCCATCTCAACTCCGAAAAAAGGTTGTAACTCTCTACAATATTTATACTCAGACCGCCTTGGGTGGCTCTGGCTCGTTGTCTTTTCTCAATAATTTGGCCGTTTCTACGAATACTTCTGGTGTAAGAGAATGCCAACCAGTAGTCATACCTTCTTCCATCTTCTCAGAAAATATGTTACCAAACTGGTCTTCCATGATAAATGTTGGATGGCCGTCTTGTGTGTGGAGTTTATCGGTGAGATATACGACATGAATCATCACACCAAGTTCTGGCATGATATAGTATTGACCAACTTCAAATGTCAGTGCGGGGGGATACTCTTTGTTTATTTTTTCAACTTCTTCTTCTCTCTTTTTTCGGTAAAAAGAAAGATCTACTACATTACTCATCTGGTTCACCAGTAATTTTTAAAGGATAATCATTTTCTTTTGCCAATTCCATAACTTCATGTACTTTTTGTTCTGCAATCTGGTAGTCATAGATACCAGCGATTGCTGCACCCAACTTGTGTATTTCCATCATAGTAGAGTTGGCATCAACTTCATTCTTGTTGAAGTAAGCCTGAAGTGTCCAAACAACAAACTCCATAGGAGTAAAGTCATCATTGTGATAAATGACTTTAAACCTTCTTGGTGGTTTTGGGGGTTGTCTTTTTTGTTTGGGTGGTCTGTCTACTACATCAGCACCACCCTTTGAACCCATCTTTTCCATTAAATTGAATCGTCTGTTCTAATGGTTAGTTTTTCAGGAGCACCTGGCATTGGGGCAGGTGGACCCTGTTGTTGCTGCTGTTGTCTCATCATTTCCTGTTGTTTTTCATATTCATGTTTTGCTATGAAATCAGCATTAAATGAAATACTCCTTCTTTCCTCATCACCTTCAGTCTTGAAAGGATAAACACAATGTTGAAGGTGAGAAGGAAATAAAAAGAAATCTCCTGGCTTTGGTTTATACTTAATCAAACCTCTTGTCAATCTTGAACTTTGACCAGCAGCACCAATAAACATAATACAACCATCATCATCACGTTCTGGTTTTGTAGATGGTAAAAACTCAGGGACTTTAAGATACAAAACAGTTGACATTGCACATTCAGTATGTACATGAATTGGATTATATTCACCTTCCCACTGACTAACTATCCAAGCACTTTTCATCTGAGTCAACCATTCAACATCTTTTACTTTATCATAATCAATAGAAGTGGCCTGTTGTCTACTACATGCTTTGACATATTCACCAACCATATTCATTAACCAATTGAATACATTACCATCTTTACCAATTTTATAATCCATCAACATTTGATGAGGAATCAAAGGTTCATCTTGTATCTGACCTGCAAGATTTTCTCCCCAATTCTTACGATCTGGATCTTGAAGAATTTTATCCGTAATATCAATCAATGCTTTAATAACTTCATCTGTAAGTCTGGTTTTCATCAGAACATCAGACCAAGGTTGCATAAATTCTACTTCAACTTGTTCTGGATTGATACCTTGTTTCCTTTTGGCTCTCTCTTCAGCTCTTCTTTGTGTTCTATTACTCATAATCAAATCCTGCAAAATCACGTTTTTTAAATTTACCACCAGTTGCTACATCAAAAGATGGCGTGTCATCCTCTTGACCATTATCAACCAACTCATCCTGAGCTGATTGGTCTACATCAAAAAGTCTCATTTTTGACCTATCAATACCAATAACAAACTTCTTATTTACAGTTGGATCATTATATCTATTCTTCAACTGTTTTACCATTATCTGTCCAAGTTCTTCCATTTGTTCCGTAGATATAATTGCAAACATTAGATCTGCCGTAGCAGGAAGTCCAAAACTTTCAGATGTATCTTCCAAACCGACATCTGTATTTGAATACCCTGACCTTGTTGTTTGAGTTGCACTAACAATTGGAATCTTATGTTCTACAGCCATCCCTCGTAATTCTTCAGCAATAGACTTGATAAGAGTATACGAGTTGACATTTGCTCCTGTCTTTATTCTTGAAGAAGTACAAATATTAATATAATCAACAAAAATAATATCTGGAACAAATGATCGTTTTAAATTCAACTCATTCAACAATGCACGAAAATGGTTTACATTTGCCGATGCAGTAGGATATTCTTTGACTATCAGTTTACCCTTTGTTGTTGTTCTTAGATTATTTATTTTCCTATCATATAGGTCTTTTGGGAGTGCATGAAGGTCATCCACTGCAACATCTAGCATGTTTGCATCAATTCTCTCTGCAATTTTCTCTTCCGCCATCTCCAATGTAATATAAAGTACATTTTGATTCTGAGATAGACATGATGATGCCACATGACACATGAACAAAGATTTACCTACACCAGTTCCTGCAAGACAAATGTTCAGTGTTTTTTGAGGGAGTCCACCTTTTGTGATTCTGTTAAAGTAGTCAAGATCGAATGGTATCCTCTCTTCAATGCGGTGGTAATAGTCGAAACGAGCATCAGAGTCATCAAGATAATCGTGACCCACATGAGGATCAAAACTAACACTAAGGGCATCACTAAGAATTTCAGGGATAGCACCTTTGTCTTGATTAGTTTTTGGATTATCCAATATACCAATTGACTCCACCACTGCATTATAGATTGCTTTATCCTGACAAAACTTTTCTGTTTTGTCGAGTAACCATTTGAGATCTGTGTAATCTTCTCCATCAGTTTTAATATCTTTGAGAAGCTCCAATGAGTCTTTGTACTCTTCTTCATTCATCTTAACTTCAGATAATTCAATCTGAAGAGCTTCCTCTGATGGAAGAGAATTATATTTGTTTACAAATTCATTTACTGTACTGTAAAGAGTTTTATCAGCATTTTCTGTGAAATAATCTTCCTCTAAGAATGGTAAAACCTTTCTGGTATATTCCTCATTCTGTATTAGATTTTTCAGTATTGCTGCTTCTGTTCTCATTTTTTGTGGACTCCCATAATAGTTCAATTATTGATTCACCAAGTTTCTTTTCAAAGATTTCTCCCTGTTCATCCGTAATATCATTTTCTCCAATAGTAGATGGTGCATGTACAATATCATATTGATAATCACAATCAAGTGAACCATCATCATTGAGTTTTTGATATGTTTGGAAGTTTTTGTATTTTACCACAACATGATTGAAAGGGCCGTCAATTACTTGAATACAAAGGCCATCATCATCTGGATCTTCTGGATTGGAACAAACTTGAAACCAATTATCCTTCAACTTCTTCGGTGGTATCTTCGGGGCTAGGTTCGGCATCAGTTCCTCTTCCGTATGTAAATTCAGTACTTGCTGCTTCGTCAAGTTTGGTCAAAAGATCTTCTGTAAAGTATTTCTCTGGATCATTTAGGATCTGTTTACCATACAGTTTAGCACCATCTGGCATTTCATACCTTGTAGATACTTTCTTTATTATATCATACTTCTCAGCTAATTCAAGTAGTCCATAATACTTACTAAGTCCATCATCATAAGTCAAAAGAACATCAACCATCTTATTTTCTTTTGTCAATCTGGATTTGAAGTTCTTGCAGTGAATAATATTTCCAATGACATCTGTTCCTACTTTTTCTTTTCTCTTGGAAAGAAATACGATATTAGATGCTGCATATTGTAATCCAGAACCACCACCCATTACATCTTGTGGAAACATGGTTCCAACTTGTTTGTATGTGTGATTGGTAACCAGTAATGGAATACCCGCCTTGGCCAATTTGAGTGTAAGAACTCTGAATGCACCTTTGACAATTCGTGCTTTGGTCATATCAACTTTATCCGCACCCTCAGTAATATCTCCAACCTCTTTTGCTGTAGATAACATTCCAAGACTATCAAGACAAAGTAAGAGAGGTGACCCATCTCCCTTTTCAATATGTTTGTCTACCACTCTTGATGCTTGTTGTGCAAACTCTTGTATGGTAGAAACTGGTAACTGAATAAATCTTTTTGGATCTATGTCTCTATCACTAACCATCTCAGGAGTTAGCGCTGACTCAGATTCAAAGTAAAGAACACCCCCGCTAGGATTGTCTGTAAGAAACTGTTTACACAAACCCAATATAAAGAAAGTCTTTCCAGTTGCTGACTCCCCAGCGAAAGCAGTAATTTTATTTGATGGTAGGCCTTTATGTATACTTCCAGAAAGAAGTGCGTTAAGTATGTAAGAGCCTGTATTAATGTATGCATCTACGTTCCCCAGCATTCCGTCCGCCACTTTGGAAGCGTAATCGTTTCCAGCAGCAGACATTAGTTCATCTAAGTAATCACTCATAAAAATAATCCCATTATAAAGATTGCTCCCAAAAATATACAACCAAGGGCGAGAGTTCTACCCCATGAAAAATCATCCATATAATCACTCATCTTCATTCCTTCTTTGTATTTCAGCCATAATTTTAAGTGCATTTTGATTTATTAATGACCTATCAGAAAAAAGTTCTACTCTATCTCTTTCTTTTATTAATTCAGAGTATAGTTCTCTTAGATCTTCTGTGAGCCAACTACCATAATCAATTTCCTGCATGTAATACTCCTATTATATCATGTTACATAGATTTGTCAAGAAAAGAAATCCATAATAGTAGACTTTTTCTCATAATCCCAGCCAATTTTCTCAAGAATACCTTTCATTGGATCAAGGAATGATTTCTCAAACTGACGATCATAATCAATATATTCTTGTAGTTTAAATTCTTTGGGAAGTGTACCCAACATTGCAATGGCAGAATCACCACTCGGATTTGGTTCCATAAGATATGTATACTTTATCTTTTCTCCCTCTTGAATCCTTGGATACTTCTTAGTGAGTTTGTTCTTATCCAACATCATGTTATAAATCAAAGACCCCTTCACATGCAAAGGAGTTGACTTTCGATAAATTGTAACTGGATCTTTATACTTGGCCAGACCTTTGACTGATCTGGGAAATGCAACTTCTTCTGGTTCAAGTTGTTTGAACTCATTCTTGAAGTTCTCAATGAAGTCAATTACTTCTTCTTCAGTACCATTCACAACAATCTTGAATGCTTTCTTCAATGCATTTCGACAATGTTCTGGTGTAGAACTCTTCACTGCCTCAATACCCATGATCTTCAGTTTAGGTTCCTCATACTGGACACCTTCAGAATTATGGACATTCAGAATGTAATGTTTCTTGCCAGTCCAAATTCCGACATCTGCAAGAACCTCTCTCTTCATGACCATCTTTTGTTGAAATGCATTTATATACTTTGCCAACTCACCATAACATTCATCTATCACATCTTGAATTTTGCCATCACAGACAGTATCCATAAATTGAATAACTTTGTCTTTATCTTCTAATCCTACTTTCTGTACGAGTGAATCAAGAGTAACGTACAGAGAGTCAGTATCGGAAGCAATAACGTAATCTCTTCCATCAGTTTCTAACACCTTATTTAAATAATTGTTAACCGCTCTCTCAGCCCATCGAATAGAAAGTTGACCCGCAACTGATACGGCCTCAGCATTCCGTACATCATAAAATCGGAACCATTGATTACCAAGGGCACCGTAGGCTGAGTTAAGAGCGATTTTCAAATTGATCTGCATGTTATGATACTGTGCCAACTTATTAGTATCCGCAGACTTACCTTTCTTCTGTTCCTCAAGCATCATATTCTTATACTTGACTCTATCGGTATACATCTTCTCCATAAGTGCAGGAAGAAATCCCTGTTTCTTACGAGAATAGAGAGAACCATTTGGAGTCATGGTGATATTTTTTTCTTTGAGGAAATCAATATCTATCTCACGATTCAATAAATCGTCCACCATACCACTTCTTGAATGCATACCCAATAAAGTTTCTGGTGAAATATTATACTGCATAATCAAATGCGGGTACAAACTATTCAAGTCAAAACTACACACCCATTTGTGTCTACCTACTTGTGGATCTTTGACATAGGCACCTTCGTATGTATCAGTTTTTTGTTCATGTTTCTTTGGTGGAATTACAATCTTCTGTTCTCTCAAATGATTGTAGATAATACAATCCCACATTTTGACAGGAGAAAATACATCATTAAAATTACACTTGGCCATATATGCCAGTGAAACAATCATTTCCATAAGTTTCATCTTCTCTTCAAGTCTCTCAACTAAAACTACATCGTGTACGTTATAGTCAAGATATCTCTGGAAGTTTGTCTTATATAATTCATGAAGAGTTGCTGCCTCTGCATAATCTAACTTTTTTTCTCCTAACTCTGCATAAGCAATATGATTAAGAGAATATGATTCACGATTGACATAAGTAAACTTTTTATATGCATCCAAATAATCAATACTGGATACTCCGACAATATCAAATACTTGTAACCTTCTATTACCAACAAGAGTTACTTCATTTTCTCTAAACCAACCCCAAGGAGATAGTTTGTTGGCAGACTTCTCACCAAGAATCCTAATAATGCGGTTCATGAGATAAGGAATATCAAAAAAACGTGAGTTCCAACCAGTAACAATATCTGGAAAGTTTGAGGCCCAGTCATTGATAAATTCAGTCAACAACTGTACCTCATTAACACATTTGATATATCTTACATGGGGTGGTGGGTCATAATCCCCACAGGCATAAGTCTTGAAATCATCACCCATCTTGATTGATATAGCAAGAACTTCTTCATTGGCCTGTCTTATGTCTGGGAATCCAAACTCGGAACTACACTCAATATCAATGAATGCAATCTTTATCTTGGACAGATCATAGTTGACCATGCCAGGATAATTATCGGAAATATAAGAATATTGAAACTGGTCAAGACCAAAGACTTCACCCCCATATTGTCTGACAGCTTCCTTGGTTTCCTTCATCGAACCCCACTTCACACCAGCAACTTTCTTGCCGTCCAAAGTTTTCCATTGGGGATCTTGAGGTTTTTGGGATTGAACAAATAGTGTAGGTTCATACCGAACTTTCTTATGAAAAGAAACTCCGGCATGGTCAACTCCCCTTAAAGCAATAAAATTACCAAAAGGTTGAACATTAGTATAGAACATTAGTAGTATTTTTGATAAGGGATTTTTAACTTCTCAAATACAGTATAACACCATTTAACATGGTTGTCAACCCATTTGATGCGGCCAGAATAGGCCCCAGCAACAAATAGGAACTGAAGATATATTTTAAGGACTAGTCCAATCAGAAAACTAAACCCTGCTTGTATTGAGTTTTTCCATTTACTCTTAAAGCGGTCATAATTTTCCTTCGATTTGAACCATCTTTTTTGAAACTGCAATGTACCCATCCGCTATTCGGCTTTCCTTTGGTATAAAATTCCAAAATGAGCTGGTCAAAATCGAGCTCCTTGCTGATCCAAGTAGCAACTTCTCCATTTGGTGTACCCAGCTGTTCAAAATCGGATGCTTCCCCAAAACAATGCTGACTCGTTTTGGAGCCACCCACTTTACCATTTAGTTGTGGCGATCTGTAGCCACTGTTGACTGTTATCACTCCGAACTTTTCCCTGACAGGCTGAAGCACGTGATGAGTGAGGACAGTTAAATTTACAATTTCTTCAACACCTGGCTCATTACTAATACCTAATCTGTCTGCTGTTGAACTCTTTGTAAGTTCACTCAACCAAAAGTTTTGTGATAATCTCATGTAATCACCTCAAGTTTCTGTGTGTTTGGGTCAAATCTTACTTTGACTGTCATTTCTATTGGCAATAATTTACCATCTTTCATCTTCACAGGAAGTTTTCCTTCTACCGCAGCAACTAAAGCATCTTGTGCATTGTCAAAAGTATGTGAGGAATCTTCTTTAATGATTTTATCTAATTCTTTCTTCGCTTTATCGGGAAGAACATCTTCTATCATTTTTCCAACATGGTCATGAGCCAAATCTTGAGCTTTATCAACTACTAATCCAGCAACCACGTTGAATAACATACCAGCTAATGGTAACATAATTATCCTTCTTTTGAAACTTCCTTTTCTTCTGGTTTATCTTCTTGTAAAATTTGAGGTTCTGGTGTAACTTCTTCTTCAATAAGATCCTCTTCCTCAAACATAACTTCTTTGAGAACTTTTCTAGCCATGTAAACTCCTAATTAATAACTTCTTCATTTCCTGGCTCAATCACAACACCATCGTCTGTGACTTCTTCTGTTCCAACTACTTTATTTAGGATTTCAGTCACCCAATCTGGACCTTGTTGGGTATCTGGAAAACCATCTTCTGATGCTCTCCAAAGAATTTCACCATTAACTTCAATCACAATATCATCATCATCAATTGAATGTTTCTCAACATCTGATGGTTTACCTACGAGCTGTGGTTTATGATTTGCAATACCTGCAGTAATTTGGATACCATGTGGAAATCCATATTTCTCATTCATAAAGATACGAACTTTTCTTCCACCTTCAAATACTGGTGCTTTCATATTTTCAGGGATTTCCATATTCTCCAACCCCTTACCAGTTGAAGTATTAAGCACTACACCATCATCTTCTTCTGGTGTATCAAAATCTTGTTCTACCTTTACTGATTTGTCTTCTGTATTTTCTTCGGTATCAACCTTAAAAACTTCTTCGTCTGCCATGTTATCTCCAATAGATATTATGGGGCCCGGCGATGTTCCCACCCAACCATGGGCCCCGCATCATAATTTAATTAAGAACCGATTTGAATCAGCCGTGGCTTCTTCTCTTCGGGTATCACTCGTTCAAGGTCAATCACCAAAAGGCCATCCTTGAGATCCGCCCCCTTTACAACGATGTCATCCGACAAAGAAAACTGACGCATGAATGCTCTTTTCGCAATCCCCTTATGAACAAAGGAATCTTCAGAGTCATCACTTGTCTTATTTTCAGTTGAACGAATTGTTAGATTACCATCTGTAAGTTCAACTTCAATATCTTCCTTTGTGAATCCTGCAAGGGCAATCTCAATGGAATACTGAAGATCATTAACTTTACGAATATTGTATGGTGGATACCCCGAATCTCGCGTGAGATCCATATTAAAGAATCTATCAAAGATAGTATCGAAACCTACGGATAGGCCCATCATCTTTTGTAGATCTTGAGGTGTAAATGCGGAATGTGCTGATAATTTATAATTTACCATATTGCCTCCTAACAATAGCGAGGTTACTAAAAAATAAGGTCACCGACATTGGCCAACCTTAATCACGCCATCCTTCTCCTTGGAAGAGATGATGACAGCGATGTTTGAAAACTATCCAAAGTAGTTCAGTAAGCGAGTCGGCAGCATAGTTGCCAACTCCTTTAATCAACAATTTGTATTCAGTTTCCATATCATCTTCCTCAATCATCCAGTTTACATAATTAAATTCACTCATAGTATATAGTAAAAAAGGGTGAGGTGAGTAGTAGGATTCGGCGTACCTACAACATTGGAGAACGAACTTCCGTTAGATTTATCCTCCGTACCAGAACCCCCGCATGGTGTGCGGGATGTGACCCCCAACTGTTACCAGTTGGGTAGCCTCAGCACCATCTGTGAACTGTCTGACTATCTAGGCTCTCGACCAGATTGTTATCAGTATACCCAAGGTCCGTCAACCTTTTGTTCACCCTTTATTCTAGTATAACATATTTATACGATTTGTCAAGTAATTAGATTACTTTTTAGTATAGATACTCCAAAGTACCCAAACTGCAACTAAACCGACTAAACCTTCAGCACTAAACTGTTTTACGAGTCCAACTACTGAACCAACAATATCAAGACCTAGAAATGGAACAGCCGCTCCAAAAATGACTTGAAGAACTACTCCAAGTGCAATAATTCCTAAACCTAATTCTGTAAGACTGCGAATCCAGCCTTGAATTTTATCTAACATATTTACTCCATCTGAGGATTTTTTACTTTGAGCCATATAACTCCTTTGTTATGAGCCCGTTGAACCAAAGCCTCCATCCCTCTGAGTTTTCTGAGTTGGTGGTTCTTTGATTTCGGTTAAATCATGTTGTAGAGTTTCTACCAATTCAGCCTGACATATTCTATCTCCATTATTTATACTCTTAGGAGATTGGGATATATTTGTCATCATTGCAAAAACAGGATCAACATAATCACTGTCAATAATACCTTCACAATTTGTGAGGTATAATCCATCCTTCCAAGCCAATCCAGACCTAGAATGTAAACGGACAGAATAACCTTCTGGAATATCAAAAATTATTCCAGTAGGAACTAATACTCGCTCCATGCTGAATATTTGAATTGAATTATTCTTTATAAGTTTCTCAATAGTTCTATTGAGTGTGTCTTGATTTACTTTATACATAGATCCAGTAATTAAACAAGCATGTAAGTCAAAACATGCTGACCCATCTGTTGCAAAAACAGGATCGGGTACACTAGGATCTAATTTATAATAGTTTAACTTAGGTTTGCTCTTCGCCATCTTCAGTCCTTTTACTTCCAATATTATATTTTGCAGTTAGATTCCATTGGTCTTTTTCTTTGAAAGATAGAATCTTCAACTGATTCAGAGGAACTACGAGTTCTTCTGTCACTTGAGGTTTGACTAATTTAATCAATCCCCATTCAGTTAAAAGGTTTGCTACTGTATTTCTACGTGCTTGATCATTCTCTGAGAAGTTTGTAGGTTTACCATCAAGTGCAAATAATTCTTTAAAGTGTACAATAAAATATCTACCTTGTTTGTGTAGAATGTGACAAGATTGATATAAAGTTTTGTCTTTTCGGGACGCGACCCCGATTCTAGTTAGTGTCTCCCTGACTTTCAGAAAATCATCTGGATTCTCAAGGGTGCACTCAACCATTGTGTCAATAGATACATTCATTTCTCCGCTCCACCTTGATTCAGTTTGTCTTTGATAAAGGCAAGTTGATCCTCTGAGAGTATACGGAGAGCATCTTTGGCTTTTTCATTACCGAATCCATAATACTCTTTAACTACATCTAAATCCTGCAGTTTCTCAGGTTTCAACCACTTACTGTACCTTTTCTTTTTCCTAACACTATTTAGGAGATAATCAAACTGAAGACGTGCTTCAAGGTGGTAGTTGCGGTTTAGTTCGTTTACTTGGAAAATTGTGTCCATGAAGAAAGACAATCCACGATTTACAATAAAAGGTGAATACTTCTTCTCATCTTCGGGAGTCAGCATTACATCTTCTTTTGTTTCGTTGATTGCCTTTAGATAATCAAATGGACTCATACGATTCTTTTTCAATTATTTCTTCATCAATTGCATATACTTCTTTTGTTTTTGTTGATGTTTCAGCAAAATGGTCTTTCAAACTTGATTCTGCAACTAATGGATAACGAACCGATTTAGTTCTTGTACTAAAAACAGAATCAGAACCTATTTGTTCTCCAAATTTTTTTATATCTTCTTCATTCTCAAATCTAACCACAATTCTATGAAATGCTTCTTTATCGTTTTGAATCATCTCTAACATACCATCCCACTTAGGCTTTTCAAATTGATGATCTTTAAAAAATTCAGTAATGTCTCCTGCATTTGGGTCTTGATCAACATGATTGAATTGACT